GATGAGCCAGTGCCTGAGCTCGCAGGGGTCGGGAAGAGTGCCTTCTTCGAGAAGTCGGCCAAGACCGGCAGCTTCAGCTCCCAGGTGATGGAGGAGCTCTCCAAGGCGTTCTCCGACTCTGACCGGGACGCTGTGATCGCCAAGGCGCTCGGTCGGGTCGAGGAGCTGGAGAGCCAGCAGCGGCAGGCGATGGAGATCGCCAAGTCCGAGCGCGACCTCCGACTCACCCGTGAGTACATCTCCAAGGCGGCTGAGTACAACCTCCCGATCGCTGCCGATGAGCTCGGCCCGGTGCTCTACCGGATGGCCGAGACCATGAGCTACGACGACTGCGCAGTGATCGCGAAGGCACTGGAGACTGCCGGCGAGATCATCTTCGAGGAGACGGGCTACACGGGCGGCGGAGACAACTCGGATGTCTACTCCCAGGTCGAGGCTCACGCCTACGACCAGTTCGGGAAGTCCGAGGGCTTCGACAGCGTCTCAGCCATCAATACGGTGTTCGACCAGAATCCGGACGCCTACGACGAGTACCTGCGTTCGCAGCAGAACCGGTAGGAGGGAAGTAGCTCATGGCCTACGAAGAGAGCCTACGGTCGATCACGCTGAACGCGGACTCGTCCCTGGGCATCTACACGGGAGTCCCGGGTCAGCCCGGTTCCCCTGATCCTCACGGAGGGAAGCAGTACCACTTCGTGAAGGTGACCGGGGTACACCAGGTGGGTCTCGCGGACGCCACGAACGCCGTCGTCGGCGTCATGCAGAACAAGCCGCAGGGTGCCGGCCAGGCAGCCACGGTCGCCATCCACGGCGTCTCCAAGGTGGTGTCCGATGTGGCCATCACCGCCGGCGACAAGATCCAGGTGAGCGCCGATGGCCAGGCCGCGAAGACCGGTACCGGTCCTGTGGTCGGCATCGCACTGTCCACGACCGCCAACCCCGGAGAACTCGTCAACGTTCTCCTGACGATCTGAGAGGAGAGAAGCCATGCCGAACCCCACTCAGAGCGATCTCCACGTCAACGTTCCGCTCACCAACGTCTCTGTCGCCTACATGCAGGACAAGGCGCAGTTCATCGCGGACAAGGTGTTCCCGCGGGTGCCGGTGCAGAAGCAGTCCGATCTGTACTGGAAGTACTCCAAGTCCGACTGGCGCAGGACCGACGCGCAGAAGCGCGCGCCCGGCACCGAGACGGCTGGAGTCGGCTGGAAGGTCGACACGGGGCAGTACTTCTGCGAGGTCTGGGGTGTCCACAAGGACATCGACGACCAGGTCCGCGCGAACGCCGACAGCAACTGGCGGCTCGACTCGGACGCGACCACGTTCGTCACCAACCAGCTCCTGCTCCGCCGGGACCTGGACTGGAACGCGAAGTTCTTCACTACCGGGCAGTGGGGCACTGACCTCACCGGTGTGACCGGCACCCCCACCGCAGGGCAGTTCCTGCAGTGGAGTGACCCGGCCTCGGACCCGATCGTGCAGTTCGCGGACCTGCAGACGAACTTCGTGGAGCAGTCAGGCCGCAAGGCCAACACGCTGGTCCTCGGTGCTCGCACGATCACCCAGCTGAAGAACCACCCGGACATCATCGACCGGATCAAGTACACCCAGCGTGGTGTCGTGACCACCGACCTCCTCGCGTCGCTCTTCGACGTCGAGCGGATCCTGGTCAGCTACGCGACGGTGACTGGTGTGGCCGAGCTGAACGACGCGAAGGCGCAGGACGCTGCGGCGACCTACAGCTTCATGTCCAACTCCAAGTCGGCGCTGTTGGTCTACACCCCCAGCTCGCCGTCTCTGATGACGCCTGCTGGTGGTTACACCTTCACCTGGAACGGGTACCTGGCTGGCAACAGCTACGGGATCCGGATGAAGAACTTCCGGATGGAGCCGATCGCGGCGGACCGCATCGAGGGCGAGATGACCTACGACATGCGGGTCGTCGCCAAGGACATGGGCATCTTCATGGCCAACGCGGTGGCGTAGTCGGATCTACTCTGAGACGGGCTGTGGGTTTCGGCCCGCGGCCCGTCTCTGGTTAGGAGCACACATGCCTCAGCTGCTGAAGAACGACGGGATCTCCTTCGTCGCGGCCAAGAACTTCGTCTACGCCGGCGAGGAGTACGTGATGGGCCAGGAGTTCCCGCAGGAGGCTGCGCGGAACATCGAGACCCTGGTGCGCGCGCGGTTCGTGCTCCCGGTCCTCGAAGAGGGTCACCTGAAGCCCCGACACTGGCACACCCACGTCCGGACTCGCGAAGAGGCCGAGGAGTACCTGAACCGGGATCGGGTGCAGCTGGTCTGGCCTGCTGAGCCGGACACCCAGGTGGACCTCAACGTGCTCACCAACCCTGAGCTCACTCCTGAGCCGGAGGGGGAGGGAACCGATGCCCTGGCTCCTACTGAAGATTCTGCTGAAGAGCCTGATCCTGAGCCTCCGGAGAGCCTGGAGGAGACCTACGACCCGGCTGAGCACAACGTAGACGCGGTCAACGAGTACATCGCTGAGCACCCGGAGCAGAAGGACGAGGTCCTGGCGATGGAGCGTGCTGGGCGCGGGCGCAAGGGAATCCTGGGAGACGAGTGATGGAGAGCGCATTCGGGATCGACCACGGTCCGGAGGAGATCGCGAAGTTCGGTCTGGGCAGCGTCGGCGGGATGGTCGGCGGAGCAGCCAGGCTGGGTGCGAAGAAGACCGGCCAGCTGGCCAACAAGGTGCCCGCGAACAAGTTCGGGGCTGGGCCGGCGAAGGCTGGTCTGATCGGAGCTGGGCGTGGTCTGAAGAAGGTCAGCGGGTTCGCTGCCCAGCGTCCCAACCTGACCGGCGGTCTCGGTGTCGGTGCTGCAGCGACTGGCGTTGGTGGCGCAGGAGGCATGTTCGCGAACCGTAGGCGGCAGTGATGGAGTCTGCCTTCGGGATCGACCACGGTGAGATCAGCAAGGTCAAGGGTCCGCCGAAGCTGACTGGTGTCACTGGACGACTCACAGGTGCCCAGGTCCGCACAGCAGGCCAGGGAGCACCCTCGCGCACGTCGAAGACGAAGCGTGCGCTGCACAAGATCGGTGAGGCTGACATCTCGCTGAAGGGCCTCGGCGGTGCTGCTGGTAGGGGTCTGAAGGGCACAGGATCGTTCCTGGAGAACCGACCCGGTCTCACCGGTACAGCACTGGTGGGAGGAGGCGGCGCAGCGGGCTACAAGTACCTCAGCAACAAGGAGCCCAAGCGCTGATGCCTACCTACAGCTACGAAGCCCCAGGCCTCTCCGAGACCGACACCCTGCGGTTCCTGATCCAGGACACCGACCCGTACCACGCAGGTGAGTGGCTGCTCTCCAACGAGGAGATCGACTACGCCTACGACACCTGGTACCCGCTCTACAACAGCTACGAGTACGTCGCGGCCACCCTGGCGGACACGATCGCGGCCAGGTACGCGCGTGAGGCGTCCTACTCCGCTGACGGAGTGAGTGTCTCGCTGGGCCCAGTCGGCGAGCAGTACCGCGCGCTGGCCATGCAGCTGCGTCAGTCGTACGCCGCGGAGAAGGTGGGGACGATCCCCTCTGCCGGCGGGATCGAGCCCAACGAGTGCCTGGAGCCGGACACCAAGCCGTTCAGCTTCGGCAAGGGCATGCACGACAACCTGGAGGCTGGAGCTCAGGAGTTCGGTGGGGTCTACCCGCCGGACATCCCGGTCACCGGGAACATGAACGTGCCTGACTCCGAGAAGATCGTCGAGCCATGAGCTACAACAAGGAGAAGTACGAAGCCCTGCGTGGCGCTGGAGTGTCGGCCAAGCTCGCTCTGGCACTGACCCAGGACACCGTCCCCAACGTCGGAGCTGACCCAGACCGGAGGGTCCCGCACCCGCCGATCGAGAAGCTGCCGGAGAACGCCAACCAGAAACAGAACTCCGAGAAGCTCAACGAGATCATCGACGTCCTCAACGAGGTGCTGGAGTTCGAGGGGTCATGACCAGCGCGTTCGGGGTGGAGCACGAGATCTCGAAGTTCGCCGTGAAGCGAGTCAAGAAGCCCAAGGGCAAGCTGATGAAGGTGAAGACAGGAGCAGTGAATGCCACCCATCGGATGGTGGCAGTAGGTGCCGGCCCCTCCCCGACTGGAATAGCTCTCCGGTCGATCACACCCCTGCGAGCAGTCCTTGGCCACTAGCCCGATCTCCGCGTACGCACGGCAGTGGGTCCGGAACCGGGCCACTGCGGTGATGGAGTACACCTGTCGGATCGAGCGCTCAGGAGTCCCTGAGGGCTACGACGAGGACACCCTGATCTACACCGCCGAGGGGGTGGCCACGGTCGTCTACGAGGGCGTCTGCAGGATCTGGGAGGTAGCCAGTGCCCAGTCGGTGGTCGTGGGGGACACCGACATCTACCAGATGAACACCAACCTCTCGATCCCCTGGGACACTCCCGAGGAGGTCAAGCGCTACGACCAGGTGACGATCCTGACCGCTCCCCAGGACTCTCAGATGGTCGGGAAGCGCTACGAGATCCAGACCGTGGCCAAGGCCGGAGAGCTCCGGGCCACGCGCCGGTTCGAGGTCACCGGGATCATGTAGTGGGAGCGATCGGGCAGGCAGACATCTCCAAGCTGGCGCAGGCGCTCCGGCAGACCGCTCACGACTCCGGGATCACCACTCAGCAGGTGCTGATCCAGAGCGCCAACCAGATCCTGGCGGAGATGGAGGCACTGGTCCCGGTCGACACCGGGAAGCTCCGCGGCTCCCTGCAGATCCGAGTCGAGACCGACCGGGTCACCATCGGCCCGAACGAGAACATCGCTCCGTACGGCGGCTACGTGGAGTTCGGGACGAAGCCGCACGTCATCCGACCGAGGAACCCAGGTGGCGTCCTGGTCTTCAAGATGAACGGGATGACGGTCTACGCCAAGAAGGTGAACCACCCAGGGACCCAAGCACAGCCGTACGTCCGCCCTGCGTTTGAGGCATGGGTGGACTCGCTTGGGACGATGGCAGCAGAAGCCAACGTCAAGGTGCTGAAGGACAATGCCTAGCTCTATCTCACGAGGACCGATCACCACTCGCCTGTTGGGCGAGCTGGTGACCGAGGGTTTCCCCGTGGGCGACAACGCTTCGCCGACTGCCCCGTTCGGGTGGCAGGGAGAGCCGAACGAGCCCGGGACCACCTTCACCCCGTGGCTCTCCCTGTCACCTGGTGCAGCCAGTCTCCAGGCCCCGTCAGGAGCCATGGGAGACAGCCAGTCCGAGTGGCGACTGTCCTACTCGGTGGTCTACGCCGGCATCTCCAGGAAGCAGACGGAGGCGCTGGCTGACCGGATGAGGATGAACCTGACGAACATCGTCAGGGAGAACGTGGACTCCGACACAGGTCCGTGGCGGATCCAGAAGATCACGTGCACCACGATCGGCAACACCAACCGGATCGGGTCTGCCTATCCGGACTACTTCACACAAGCAGACTCGTTCGAGGTCTGGGTCACGAAGGGATAGAACATGCCACGAGCACAGCAGATCAAGATCACCAAGGACGACCAGGAGGGTTTCGTCCTGAAGGAGTCAGTCGCCGCCTGGGAGCGCAACGGCTGGACGGTTGCGGATGATGAGAGTAGTGAGGCAGAAGCTGCTGCGGTCACCGACAAGCCGTTGGAGACCCAGGCTGCCGCCACGAAGAAGACGACCACGAGGAAGGCTGACTGATGGCCCGGATCATCCCGAATGAGAACACCTGGATCGGGTTCTCCATTGCCACGATCAGTGACATCGACGCCCCGACCGCCGCGCAGGTGGCAGCTGCTGTCGACCTCACCGGCTTCTGCATCAGCTTGAACGCCAGCTCGCGTGGCAACACGGTGCCCACTCCCGCGTTCGACAGCCTCTTCGAGACCAGCACTGCTGGCACCTCGGCAGCGACCTTCGACGCGGACTTCTACCGAGACGACGACACAGACACCGCCTGGGAGACCCTCCCGCGTGGTACTCGTGGGTTCTTCATCATCGCCCGGTTCGGTGGGACTGGTGCTGACAACCTCCCGCTCGCCGGCGACGAGGTCGAGGTCTGGCCGGTGATGGTGACCTCGCGCACGATGGCGAACATGAGCTCCAACACGGTGCTCACCTTCACCGCGTCGTGCTCGGTCAACGTGGAGCCGGCTGAGGCTGCGATCGTAGCTGCGTAGACACATCCTGGCGGAGGGATAGCATCGGATCGACTACATCCCTCCGCCTAGGAAGCGACCGATGCCCAACACCACCGCGAAGACCGTCGAGGCTCGCCAGAAGCAGTCCAACGCATCCAAGCGCGCCACTCTCGATCAGCTCGTCAACAAGCCCCGCTCGGTCACCGAGTTCTCGCTGTTCCTCTCAGACGGGAACGGTGGCACCAACGAGGTCACTCTGAAGTACCAGGCGATCGGGATGAG